GCAAACTTTGACATAACATCAAAAGCTTTTGCACCTTCGTCAGTTGAACCAAATAATTGTTTTAATCTAACTTGTAGTCCTTCAACAGATTCTCCAGTTTTTATAAATGATCTTATTACTAATCCAGCACCCAATCCTACTAATGCACCCTTTAATGAGAAAGCTACTCTTTTAATAGAGTTAAGACCGCCTTTGACATTGGTTAATGCTCTTTTAGTATTATCTATTGCGTCTAGGCGAATTTGGAGTCGTTCTTGAGCCACTTTGTAATTTTTCCTTATCTGCCTTCACTTTAAAATAAGCTACCCAGTAGAAAAATTCTTCTTCTGTCATAGCCAACACTTCTTCCATACTTTTATGTAATCTTTCCCCAAGAGTAAGTATAGCAAACAACTCTTGATCGTATCTTACTTTTTTTCTGCGTCCTCTATAGTAGAAGTATTTAACATCTCTGTTGATACTCTTGCTATAACATCTGGGTCAGCTTTATTAAGCAATATTTGTTTATCGTCTAGTTTAAATATTTTGTTTCCGTCTTTGTCCTTTGCCTTTAACATAATAGCATCTACCAAAACTCCTAGATCATCATTTCTAGCACCTTTGAATAAATTTCTTTTTTCTGCCAAAGTAAATGGACTTGAATAAATCACTAGAGGTTGTCCTTCCTCGCCCCACTCGGCAACATTAATTGTTTTAACCCCTTGTGATTCAAAATGTTCTTTAACTCTATCTATTATACTCATGTTCTAACCTTCTCCTTTTAGTTGTTATGCTACTGTATCTAATGTTAATGCACCAGTTCCTTGAAATGAAATCTCAGCTTCTACCATTCCGTCAAAAGATGAATTGATAGTTTTGCCTGTAACGATTGCACTTCCAGAATAAAAAGTGTCGCCACTTGTTGCACCTTCAGGATATACATTTAGTGTTATTTCTGCACCAGCTACTAAAGCTGTTTGTGCCGTGTCAGTTTCGTCAAAGTAAACAGAAGCAGTACCAGTAAAAGTTTTAAGTCCTACTTTGTATGATCTGTTAGTGTCGCCCATTGAAGTATCTTCAATAGTTTCAGCAGTACTTTCTAATGAAAAAGATCGTAGTTCTCCAACTACATCTGTTCCAATCTTAATTGTACCTTCTGAGCCTGTATGTGTTGCCATAGGTTTTCTCCGTTGTTAGTTGTTAAGGTGTTCCAGCAGTATAAGTGTATAAAACTCTTACTACTACTCGTATTCCACCGATAGGAAACAAAGTACCTTCGTCTGTAGAAACTTCCACGACTTGAGTTATCTTTGCGTACCCACCTCGTGTTCTATCAGATTCTAGTGATGTTTCAATCGTTGAAATTAGTTCATTTCTTTTTGTATCAATATTAGTGCCTGTTCCTTTTACAAATCCTACAATAATAAAGTCTGCAACTCCTTGCCTTGTAACACTTGTTGATGTCATAGTTTCATCTGTTCTTTGCTCGTTGCCTGACTGGATAAATATTGCTGGATATTGTTGTTCTGAAAGTTCGTCCACTTCAAATGGTTCTCTTGTAATCTTCTTTAATGTAATAGGAGATGTTACTGCACTAAGTACAGTTATAATATTAGAAGCTATGTTTTCTCTTATACTCATAGTAGTTTATTAACCTTTTTAAATTCTTTTGCAAAGAAATTGATAAGTGTGGTTGCTTCTTTATTGCCAATAGCAAAGAATTTTCTTTTTTTGTTATTGCCTACAGCTTTGATTGCTTGTGCTTTACTAGCAAAGAATATGATGGCTTGTGTAGAAGTAGATTTCTGTGTCATGTTAGATAACATATTTCCAGAAAAGTTTAGGTCGGGAAAACTTACTTGCCTACCTTTTTCTCGTCTAAATGATTTGTATTCTGGTTTGTATGGTGCAAAACTTGACCCGTCAGCATTTTTTCCTTTTTGAGTTCTTTGTTTAATTAAACCCATAAGAAATTCAGCAGTTCTACCTAGCACTACTTTAATCTGTTTTGGTTGTTCTCTGACTTGTTGATCTATCTTTTGTTGAAGTCTTTTATCATCAACTGTAGCAGTTACTCTCATCTAACTAATCGTAATCTGTGATATGCTTCTTTTTCTGAATTAGTTATTGTGCCTGAACTGTCGTCATCATATTCAACACCATCTCTTAAAACATCAGTAAATTCTTTTTCATATAACACTCTATAATGATTCATCATAACTTGAAATCTGTCAGGGTTATCATTACTATTAAACTTGGTTAATAAAGGACAAGCATAATCAGAAATCAGTTTAAATACTGAACATCTTTTCCATTGTGCATCTGTTAATTTTGTTCCGTCCATTTCAATAGAATCAAGTACAGAAATATCTTCCTGTATGTTTCTTTGATAAACTGGAAACCATTTAATTCTTAAATCTCTTTCCACATCAAGTCTTGCTTGTGCGTGGTAATCGTTTGGTGTTGTAAAACTAGCTATACCAAAACCAAGTATGTCAGATTGGTAAAATTGTAAATCAGTATCAGTAGAAAAATTTGCCATGTTAAATCCTTAAAGTAGGTGGGGATTTTACTCCCCACCATTGTGAGCATTAATTAAAATGCAGAGTCAGTAGTAATTGCAACTCCGTAATCAGATTTAACTACACCTGATCCGTAAGTTACAGTCGCAACAATCTCAGTACCTCTTAAAGAAGCATCTCTTTGAGTTTCAATTTTGAAATCAGCTTTCATAGCTAGACCCAATGAAATAGGGTGGAATACTCCACCTACTGAATCATCAGAACCATCAATAGAAATGTTTGCGTTTTCAAATACATCAATACCAGCAATTCTGCCAACATATCCGTTTCTCAATGCTTCATTTCCAATATCAGAAATTGAACTTGAAGATGTGCTGTAACCAGCATTAGTTAAAGTTTTCTTCAAATTGAAAACAGCTTTAGGATTGAATACACCATAGTAAGGTGCTGGTACATTCAATGCTCTTAAAGTTGCTTGTGCTTTGAATAGCAAGTCAGCAGTTAATTCAGTTCCAGCAGTACCAATGTCGCTAGAGAATGAACTAAATAAAGCTACTAAATCAGCATCAACTTTTTTAGCGATTGCTTCACCGAATAATTTACCAATGTCAGATGCTACATTTCTTGATGCAGAGTCCCTTGCTAAATCCGTGAGGGTAGTCATTAGACCGATCTCACTCGCTGTGATAGTTACTTCAGTTGGGTTAACCGCAGTATTAGATAAATCAGTTCCTTCTGCAATAGCTGATGCAGAGATAGCTGGATATACCGGTATTGCTATTTGTTTTCCTTGTCCTGTTATACTGTAAGTTGTTATAATAGGTTTCATTACAGAAGTTTCTTGAAACGTAAATATCGCTTCTTGAATGACCTCTGTGTACAGTTCACTTAGTGTTGAACTTGTTGTTTCGTTTGCCATGTTGTGTTCCTTTTAGGTTAGTTGTTAATTGTTAAGTTTGCCTTCAACCCACCTTGCTCTCTTTGTTTTTTGTGTTCAGCATAAATCTTACGATCTTCAGCTTTAGACAAATCCAAACTAGCTATATTAAACGGCTTTAGTGTATTGCCACCAATCCCACTTTGACTACCACTTCCTTTTGGAGTAGCACTCAAATGGTGCGGATTGTTATTTAGATACTCAGCAACCAACTCGTTCACACTCATTAATTCGCCTTTTTCATTGTATCTTGGTGTTCCATTTTCAGAAACTACCTCAACATTACCTGAGTCATTTAACTTGAGTGATTGTCTTAATAAAGATTTTACTTCATTAGGATTAATCGCCCTAAGTTGAGAAGCAGTATTGATTAATGTTTCATCAATTCTAATCTTCTGTAACTCAGATTCCAAAGCAGATATTTTAAAATCTTTTTTTGATACAGTATCTTTTAACACCTTGTCAAATTCGCCTCTTTGTAAAGCGAGTTCTTGCTCTTTATATTTCTTTTCTTCAAGAAGTTTTTTAGCTTCTTCTAAGTCTAGTCCATCAAGTTTAGATGATACAGTTTTTTTATATCTGTCTAATCTTCTTTGTACTATCGCCTCTACTTGTTCTTCAGTAAATGCTTTAGATTCAACTTTAACTTCTGCTTCATTAGAAACATTAGTTGCTTTGTCCACATTATTTTCAGTAGCTTGTGTTTGCTCTACCGAGTTCTTATTCTCGTCCATGTTTACTCCTTAATTTTAATTACCGAGTTTGTCAATCTAATTTGTAGTTTCCTTCTGAATCTACCCAATCAGGATTTGTAGGTTGCCAATGGTGTCGGCAATTATAACCACCTCTGACAATAAATGGGTCGCCTTGTGCTTTGCCCTTCCACACTTGACCACTCCAAGTATTTCTTATTTCTTCTTCTGTAAAAACTCTATTAACATTTCTTCTACAGAAATCTCTACTATCTCTTACAGTAGTTCCTGTATATTTGTAAGATGTTAAACCTAATTCGTCTGATCTATATTTAGCAAACTGTCCATCAAAACCCATTAATGAATCTTGTACCATTTGTGTAGCATAACGTCTAAAGTTATTACCCAGTCTATCTCTACCATAAATAGTTTGTAATCGTTCTGTCGCTGTCTTAACAGCTTCGGTCTTATCCGGATTGTTTGCAATAAAATCTACTAACTCTTGTGCTTCTTCATCATTACTTGATTGGTACACTCCATTAATCTTACCTCTTAAATCTGCAATCATTTGTTCTGTAGGTTTGCCAGTAAGTGTACTATTATAAACTTCTTGAGCCAATTCATTTACAAACTCACTACCTAAATCTTCAAAGGGTAAATAAGCACCACGTTTTAATTGCTGTATGGTTGTCAAATCTAATTCAGTAATTTCTTTAAACTCTTTTGGTATTGGATATTCTTTAAAAGTAGCAACTAACCAACTAGCTGATTTATCATATTCAGATATGTTTTGCTGTACTGCTATTAAATAAGTTTGTTCAATGTATTGCTTGAGTTTAGGACGCATCTCTAAAGCTATTGTAGTTCTTAATTTTAAACTACCTCTAGCTGGATTAATCTTACTGGCTTCAGCTATAACTAGGTTCTCTAGTTCTTGTAATGATTTCTGTAATCGCTGGACTTGTAGATCAGACAAATCAGTTACTTTGTTTTGTCTATAATCCCCTAACTTTTCCAGTAGGTCTTTAGCCATATTAAACTGTTGGAGTAGTTATCGGTGTTACTGGGAACTCTCCAAGTCTTGTTGTTGATTGGTCTATCTCGTCATCAATTTTAGATAATATTTCATCATCTTCAATAACTGTTCTAGCTATTTGTTTATCTAGTTCTTTTGTAAAAGTATCGGACTTAATCATACTTGCTTTGGCTTGTTGTAATACTTCTAAATCAGTTGCCCAATCTCTAAGGTCAAAAGAATCAGGGTACATAATCTTTCCATCAAATGCTTTGTCTTGCCATAATGCGTATAATCTCCAGATTTGTTCTTCAGCTAATTGCATCAAGTTAGCTTTTTCAGATAGTCTTGCATTAAGTAATTGGAACTCAGTTCGTAAAGCTACACCTGATACTACTCTCTCACTTGTGCTTCTAACTGCACCTACATGAGATAGTCTGTTAATAGCATCTACCTTCATAGAAATAGTTTTTAAAACTGAATCTAAATTCTGTCCGCTTGGTTGTAAGATGTATGGTTTTAAAGCTGGGTCAATTCCATCAGGCATTTCTATAATAGCACCCGCACCAGCACTAGCATCAACATCTCTTGTTTTAACTAAGCTAGGGTGGTTAGATAATCTGATTAATTGTTCAATCTCAGATAACTCGTTATAGATTGCTCTTTGTAAATCAGCTATGTCGGTTAAATCAGAAACACCAATGGCTCTCATGGGACTTCTTTGATTGTATAGAATTACTGCTGGTATTTGTCCTAACGCATTAGGTTGTGAATCAATTAACTTAGCTTCTGTTGTGCTAATCTTAGATAATTCTACAGTATCAATTCTGTCTAAATACCAAATACGATATATTTCTTTTTTTGAATCTGTGTGTTCTCTAATCTTTAAATAATCTAAATAATATTTGCCTGATGATG